TATTGCTCTTCAGCATATTGCAGAATTCCCTGATTACTACAAGCACTTACTATCCATGGAAAAGTCTCTCAAGAAAGAATGGGAAAAGAAGAAACCCATCAAGGAAAATCACATTGCTATCAATAATGGTACTGAGTTGGATGATGAAGGTGCGATGGCACTTGGTCAACTTGATGAGATTGAAATGTACATCAAGATGCTTCGTGGAACAATCAAATCTCCAGACTATCAACTTCCTGGATGGGTGCAAGCAAAACTAGCACTTGCAACTCATAATCTCAATGCTGCTGCAATGTACCTCAGAAGCAATAATGAGGAAGGTGTAAATGAAGCATGTTGGAAAGGATACAAGCAATATGGTATGAAGAAGAAAGGTGGACGTAAAGTTCCTAACTGTGTACCAGAAGAGATGATGTCCTTTAGTGATTACATTGAAGAAGTTGCTGCATAGCAAAGAAAAGAGGGAAAGTCTAAGGAAGGTGGTTTAAACGAAAAAGGCCGTAAGTCCTACGAAAGAGAGAATCCTGGTAGCAATTTACAGAGACCACAACCAGAAGGAGGATCACGCAGAGATTCTTTCTGTGCTCGAATGAAAGGTATGAAAAATAAGTTAACTTCCGACAAAACTGCCAATGACCCAGATTCTCGCATAAATAAGTCGTTACGTGCGTGGAAATGTTGATGTCTAAGTCACCCAACAAAGGTAAGAAAGGAACTCCTGGTGGAAAACAAAACCAGGGAAACGCAAGTGCAAAGAAAGCAAAGAACGGTGGTAAGAAAAAATGAGTTTGAAAGACCCATATATCTATCGTGTTAAATCTGTAAATAAAGTTGTTGATGGTGATACTATCGATGTTGATATTGATTTAGGATTTGATGTTTCACTTGCAAAGAGAGTTCGTCTTGCTGGCGTAGATACTCCAGAATCCAGAACCAAAGATGAATATGAAAAGAAATTGGGTCTAGAAGCAAAAGAGTGGTTAAAGCATCACTTAGAAGGAGCAAAAGATATTTTAATCAAAACAGAATTGCCAGACAGTACTGAAAAGTATGGACGTATTCTTGGATGGTTATATGTCAATAATCAATTAGTATCTTTGAATGAAAAGATGATTCAAGAGGGATATGCTTGGACTTATCTTGGAGATACTAAAGTAAAGAATTTTGCATTATTGGAAGCAAAACGTAAAGGAGTAAGTGACAATAGGAATATCTAATTTATGAAACCTGATGATATCTATCTTGGTAATCCCAATCTAAAAAAAGCAAACGTAAACGTTGAATTTACTCAAGATCAAGTTGAGGAATTTATTAAGTGTTCTAAGGATCCCGTTTATTTTGCAAAGACGTACATTAAAATTGTTTCTCTTGATGATGGATTAATTCCATTTAAGATGTGGGATTTTCAAGAGAAACTCATTGAGAACTTCCATACTAACAGATTCAATATTGCAAAATTGCCTCGTCAGACTGGTAAATCTACTACGGTAGTTTCTTACCTACTGCACTATGCAATTTTCAATCCAAATATTAAAATTGCCATTCTAGCAAACAAGGCAGAAACATCTAGAGAACTTCTATCTCGTTTGCAGTTATCCTATGAGAATCTTCCCAAGTGGATGCAGCATGGGGTTATATCATGGAACAAAGGTTCGGTTGAACTAGAGAACGGATCCAAGATCATCGCTGCCTCAACGTCTTCTAGCGCAGTCCGAGGTAACTCTTTCAATATCATCTTCTTGGACGAATTTGCGTTCATTCCAAATAATATTGCAGAACAGTTTTTCTCATCTGTATATCCTACTATCTCATCTGGTAAGTCAACTAAAGTTATTATCATCTCTACTCCAAACGGGATGAACATGTTCTATAAACTCTGGCATGATGCTGAGAGAAATAAGAACAGTTATACACCATTAGAAGTTCATTGGTCTAATGTTCCAGGTAGAGACGCAGCATGGAAAGAAGAGACTATACGAAATACATCTCTTCGTCAGTTCACACAAGAATTTGAATGTGAGTTCCTAGGGTCAGTTGATACACTTATCAACCCAGCTAAACTCAGAAACATGGTTTATGAAGACCCAATCATGACAAATAAGGGATTGGATATCTACCAAGATGTAATTCCAGATCATCAATATATTATGTGTGTTGATACATCTAGGGGAACTAGTCAGGATTATTCTGCATTTATTATTGTGGATATAACTACAATTCCATATAATATTGTAGGTAAGTACAAGAACAATGACATTAAACCAATACTCTTGCCAAATGTAATTCATGATGTTGCCAAGAATTATAACCATGCCTATATACTAATAGAAGTCAATGATATCGGCGCACAAGTCGCTGATATTTTACAGTATGATCTAGAATACGACAACTTGTTAATGTGCTCTATGAGAGGTCGTGCTGGCCAGCTCGTTGGATCTGGATTCAGTGGTAAGAAAGCTTCTTTAGGGGTTCGAATGACTTCCTCTGTGAAAAAAATAGGATGCTCCAACTTGAAAGCGTTAATTGAAGAGGATAAATTAATTGTAAAAGATTATGATATCATTAGCGAATTAACAACCTTCATCCAAAAAGGTAACTCATTTGAAGCTGAAGAAGGGTGTAATGATGACCTTGCAATGTCTCTTGTAATATTCTCTTGGTTAGCGATGCAACCCTATTTCAGGGAAATGACGAACAATGATGTTCGTCAGAGAATTTATGATGATCAAAGAGAAGCAATTGAAGCAGATATGGCTCCCTTTGGTTTTGTGTTAGATGGAACAGAAGAAGATTCTTTTGTTGACAACAATGGTGACAGGTGGCATTTAGATGAATATGGTGATAGATCGTTTATGTGGGAGTATACCTAAAAACCCTAAATTATAAATATTTCTAGAAATAAACCTTGACATCTTCCAGGAGAATAAGACATGACATTAAGTCAACTTTCGCCAGGTGTAGTTATTAGAGAAGTTGATAACTCAACTGTAACTACAGTAAGCAACCCAGCTTTCGGGGCAATCGCAGGAGCGTTTGAGCGCGGTCCTGTTAATGAACTCAAAATCATTAGCACCGAAGAGCAATTTAAGCAAGTATTTGGAAAACCAAATAGCAACAATTTTGAAACTTGGTTCGCAGCTGCCCAGTATATTTTATATGGCGGAACAATTAAAGTTTTAAGAACTGATGCGTCAGCATTAAGAAATGCAGTTACAAATAGCACTGCAGTAAAGATCAAAAATCTTCAAGACTATGAAAGTAATTATGAAGATGGTAATACCTGGTTCTTCGCAGCAAAAACTCCTGGTACATATGCAAATGGTATTAGAATTTATACTACCGATGCTGGTCCAGATCAAATCCTAGTCTTAGATGCACCTGCATCTGGAGACGAATGGCAGTTTTTTGCTAATGATAGCCTCTCTGCTGCTAGTGGCGCTGCTGGTAGAGTATATAAGTATTCAGTTTTACTAAAATTAACTTCTGTTGTTGGTACTTTTACGTTTGATGAAACTGTTACCGTAGGTGGTGATGGAGCACTTGTACTTGGGTGGGATCCCGTATCTAAAGTACTTGAAGTACAATTAGATAATGATTATGAAGGAGTTATCATTCCAACTGATACCGTATCTCAAATGACGGGATCTGCAGTTGTATCTACAGTGACCAGAAGAATTTTATCTGTAACTAATAGAGGTTCTATTGATTTTGCTGCTGGTAATGATATTACCGATGATAATTCTAACACTGTAAATATCGCATCTGTCAATAAAGAGTATCTAAGCAGAGAAGTATTTCCTGGTCTAAGATGGGCTAGCATTGGAACTCGTCCTGGAACTTCACCATATACCGTTGGTAAAAATGGTTATAGAGATGAATTGCATGTAGTTGTAGTTGATACAACAGGGAAAATTACAGGAACTCCAAATACAATCCTAGAAAAGTTTGTTGGTTTATCCAAAGCATCTGACTCAAAAACTACAAATGGGGAAATTAATTACTATCCATCAGTATTAAAGGCAAAATCAAATTATATTTACTGGGGTGATCATAACGATGCAAAAACCTTTGGTGTTGATGCCAGCTTCGGGAATGCAGCTGCAAACGCAGAGTTTGATTTGATAAAATCGGTTGCTGCTGCAGTCACCAATCCTATCACTGGTCAGGTTTATCTTGGTAGTTTTAATGGACCAACAGTACAATACGTACTAGGTGATGGCGTTGATTCTTGGTCATATAGCGCACTTGAGTATGAAACAACTCTAAATCTATTAGCAGATCCAGAAGCAGAAGATATTGACTTCATCATTCCTGGTGCAATGGGAGATGACGAATTGGAAGCTTTAACAAAAGCAAATGCAATCCTCAATGTCATTAACCTAAGAAAAGATTGCATGACATTCTTCTCACCAATTAGGTCACAGGTAATTGGCGTTTCGGATTCTTCTGAGGTAACTGAGAATTTAACAAACTATTTTGCAAAGTTCCCTAGCACTTCATATGCCGCTTTTGACAGTGGATATAAGTATATCTATGATTCATATAACGATGTCTATCGTTATATTCCTTGCAATGGAGATATGGCAGGTCTTTGCTTATCTACCGCTAGAAACTCGGATCCTTGGTTCTCACCTGCAGGATTCCAAAGAGGTGTTTTGAGAAATGCAATCAAACTTGCATATACCCCAAACAAAGCACAAAGAGATGCTCTTTATTCGGAAAGAGTCAATCCAATTGTTTCTTTCCCTGGTCAAGGTATTGTTCTTTTCGGTGATAAGACTGCACTAGGATATGCTTCGGCATTTGATCGTATCAATGTTCGTCGCTTATTCCTATCTGTTGAAAAAACAATTGGTAGATCCGCCAAGTCACTACTATTCTCGCAGAATGATGAGACCAGCAGATCACAATTTAGAAACTTTGTTGAGCCATACCTAAGAAATATTCAGGGTAGAAGAGGCGTAACAGACTTCCTAGTTAAGTGTGACAACACAAACAATACTCCTGAGACGGTCGATAGAGGAGAGTTCTATGCTGAGATTTACCTCAAGCCAACAAGAACAATCAACTATATCACAATTTCCTTCATCGCAACCAGAACTGGTGTTGCATTCGAAGAAGTTGCATCGTAATTTGACTTAACAAATACAAGAGGAGGACTAACAAATGGCAACAACTAACGTAAGAGGTAGAATTACCTCATTTAAGGCAACATCAAATTTAGATTATGCAAGACCCAATCTGTTCCAGGTTGACATTGATTTTCCAGAATCGGTAACAGATTTAATTACCGCTGGAAATACTGGAACTTCCGCTGGAGATCCAGTCAACTCAATGAGAGTTTTGGGAGGATTCCAAGTTAAGGCAGCACAAATTCCAGCTTCTACTGTTGGAGTTATCGAAGTTCCTTTCCGTGGAAGAATGCTCAAGATTGCTGGAGATAGAACTTTCGAACCTTGGACAATCACAGTTCATAATGATACAGCATTCAGACTAAGATCTTGGTTTGAAAAGTGGATGGAAGCAATTCAACTCTATGATGAAAATGCAACCGAAATTGAATATGGTGCTCCTCTCGATGGTGCTAGCACAGACTATCTAAGATACATGAAGGACATGAAGGTTACTCAACTAGATAGAAGAGGAAATGCAGTAAGATCATATAAGTTCTATGATTGCTGGCCTTCAAGTGTTTCTTCAATCGATCTTGATTTTGGAAGCAATGACGCTATCGAAGAATTCACTGTTGAATTACAAGTTCAATACTGGAAACCAGAAGCAGGCGATACTGAGGTAGAAATCGATCCCGATTCTGCTGCAACTGCCTGATAATTAACTTGATAAATAGTATCGGGTTAATCTTCGATACTATAAAATGTCTCAATTATTTGGATACTCTATAGAGAGAGCAAAGAAGGTTCCGAAAGGACCTTCTTTTGTGCAAAAAGACAATCAAGACGGGGCGATGCCAATCGCGGCTGGCGGACATTATGGATATTATGTTGATATCGATGGGTCCGTCAAAAACGAATGGGAATTAATTACTCGTTATAGAGATATGATTCTCCAACCAGAATGCGATTCTGCTGTGGATGATATTGTCAATGAAGCTATTTGCGGAAACTATGACGATGTTCCCGTTGAAATTGAATTGTCTAATCTCAAAGGAGTTAGTGAAAAAGTTAAAAATTTAATTCGTGAAGAATTTGATTATGTTTTAGAATTACTAGATTTTGAAAATCGTTCTTACGATATCTTCCGTCGTTGGTATGTAGATGGTAGATTACTTTTCCATAAAGTTATCGATCCAAAAAATCCCGAACTGGGAGTTATTGAGTTAAGATATATTGATCCTAGGAAGATTCGTAAGGTTCAGGAAATTGATAATAAACCATCAAAAGTAAATCCAGAAAATCCAACAGAAGCATTTACTCAAAGATCAGTTGAGTATTATATCTACAATGGAAAGGGTCTAAAAGCTGGGGATTTGCAGGGTATAAAAATTGCTTCAGATGCAATTACATTTGTGCATTCTGGAATTTTTGATATGAATAAGAACATGGTTCTTTCACATCTACACAAGGCAATCAAAGCAGTTAACCAACTGAGAATGATCGAAGATTCTCTGGTTATCTACAGATTGTCCCGTGCTCCAGAACGTAGAATTTTTTATATTGACGTTGGTAATCTACCTAAGATTAAGGCAGAACAATACCTTCGTGAAGTTATGTCTCGTTACAGGAATAAACTTGTATACGATGCTAATACTGGTGAAATCAAGGATGACCGTAAGTTCATGTCCATGTTGGAAGATTTCTGGCTTCCACGTAGAGAAGGTGGGCGTGGTACAGAAATCACAACTCTTCCTGGTGGACAGAATCTAGGAGAACTTGAAGATGTTAAGTATTTCCAAAAGAAACTTTACAAGTCACTAAACGTTCCTTCATCTAGATTAGAAACTGAAACTACATTTAATATTGGTCGTTCAACAGAAATTACCAGAGACGAATTGAAATTTCAAAAACTTATCAATCGTCTACGTAAAAGGTTCTCAGAACTTTTCCATGATATTTTAAGAACTCAACTTCTACTTAAGGGAATTATTACGATAGAAGATTGGGATCAAATTAAAAATCACATTCAGTATGATTTCCTTGCCGACAACTATTTTAATGAGTTGAAGCAGAATGAAATGATGAATGAGAGACTTAACCTTGTTACGGCAATGGATCCTTATGTTGGTAAGTATTTCTCAATTGAACAAATTCGTCGTCAAGTTCTTAAGCAAACCGAAAGAGAGTTTAAAGAAATTGATAAGCAAATTGAAAAGGAATTGGCAGATGGACTTATTGCTGATCCAAATGCAATGATGGATCCTGCTATGGGTATGGATCCAAACGCAGATCCAAATGCACTACCTCCCGCTGATGCTGCTGGGGCATTACCTCCTGCGGATCAAGGTGGAGCACAAATGGGAAGCAATGGAGTTGAAGCAGATCCAAAAGACTTGAAAAAAGCAGAATTCTAAATAATTATATAAGGAAACTTCATTACTATGACTACAGAAATTTTCGATAGCATTTTTGCAAAAAATAACGCTTACACAATCGAACTGGTTGGTGACGCTTTACAGTCAAAAGCATATGAACTAATTCAACAAAGAAAAGTTGAAGTTGCTCAGAATATGTTCAATCAAGCAGTATCAGAGGAAGACGAATGATGAAACTAATCACGGAACAGATTGAAGATATACAACTTATCACAGAAGAAACTGAAGGCGGTAAAAAAAATCATTACATTGAAGGTATCTTTCTTCAGGGAGATATAACTAACCGTAATGGAAGAAATTATCCCGTAAATATACTAGAACGTGAAGTTGCTAAATATAATGAGAGCTTTGTTGGAACAGGCAGGGCTTTAGGTGAACTTGGTCACCCAGATGGTCCAACCATCAATCTTGACCGTGTGTCGCATAAAATTGTCTCTCTAACTAAAGAGGGAACTAACTTCATCGGCAAAGCAAAACTTTTAGAAACCCCTATGGGAAAAATTGCTAAAAGTTTACTTGAAGATGGAGTAAAACTCGGAGTTTCTTCCAGAGGTCTTGGCTCTATTGTTGAGAAAGATGGGATTAATTTTGTGGGAGAAGATTTTATGCTTGCCACTGCTGCGGATATCGTGGCAGACCCATCTGCTCCTGATGCATTTGTTGAGGGAATCATGGAAGGTAAAGAGTGGATTTGGGAAAGTGGTATGTTAAGGGAAGTTGAACTCAACAAACTTAAGCAATCCATCAACGAGGCAACTCGTTTTGACCTTCAAGAACGCAAAATAAAAGCATTTGCAGCATTCTTAAAAGGTTTATAATATTTGTAATATATAAATAATTACACGAAATTCCCCGTAAATTAGACAGGAGACAATTCAAATGTCAGAAGACACTAAAACAATGGATCTAAATGAGATGTCAAATGTAGTAACTAAGAGTGCTAAGGCAGCTGAAGGTACTCATCTCAAAAAAGAAGGAGAGGAGATTGGTGGTCCTACCCCAACCTCAGGCAAACCCGATGATACCGAGTCAATCGGTAAGAAGGTTGCCGCTAAAATGAAAAAAGTAGCCCAACCTTCAACAAAGCCTTCTGCAGCATCTAGCGATGAGCAGGATGATATCAAGAAGAGCCCAACATTCGAGGAGACTGAAGAAGATGGCGAAGTCATCGAAGAGTCCGAAGAAGTTGTTGGATACTCATTCGACGAAGATCTTAACGCTCTTGTATCTGGTTCAGACCTTACAGAAGAATACAGAGAAAAAGCAAAGTTAATCTTCGAAGCTGCTGTAACTGCAAAAATCAACGAAGAAGTTGCCCTAATGAATGAGGCTTATGAAGCAGCATTCCAGGAATCAGTTGCAGAGTTTAAAACAGAAATGTCCGAGCAGATTGACTCGTACCTCACTTTCGTTGCAGAGAAGTGGGTTACTGAGAATGCTCTCGCAATCGATAGCGGCATTAAGACCGAGATTGCTGAGAACATCATGTTCGGACTTAAGAATCTCTTCCAGGAAAATCACCTTGACGTTCCTGAAGAGCAGTTCGAGCTCGTCAATGAGATGACCGAACAACTTGACGTTATGGAATTGAAGCTCAATGAGCAGATTGACTTTAACGTTGAGATGCATAAGAAACTCGGTGGATATATTAAGAATGGGATTGTGAGCGAAGTTTCTGTTGGACTTGCTGAAACACAAAAGGATAAACTCCAGGGTCTATCTGAAGGTGTTGAGTTCATTAACGAGTCAGATTTTCGTGAGAAAATTGAAACTCTCAAGGAATCATATTTCTCAAGAGCAGCTGCGCCTGCTGTAGAGGATACCCCAGTCGAACAACCTGTTAGTGGAGATACGATGACTGCATATGCAGCAGCGATTTCCCGCTGGTCCAAATAAACACACTTAATTTATAAATAATTAAGTATTTGTTATTCAATAACACAAACACTCATTTTTTTCGGAGAAAGCAAATGTTCATGTCAGAGCAATTGCAGGAAAAGTGGGCACCCATTCTTGAGCATAAGGATGCTGATCCTATTAAGGATTCTTACAAGAAGGCTGTCACCTCGGTACTGCTAGAAAACCAAGAATCATTCCTTCGCCAAGAGCGCGGAATGCTAAACGAAGCTGGTCCTACCAATAGTCTTGGTGGTACTGGTTATTCAACAGGTTCAGATGCAGGTGGTCCTGTAGCTGGTTTCGACCCTGTTCTAATCAGCCTCATTCGTCGTTCAATGCCTAAGTTGATGGCATATGATATCTGCGGCGTTCAACCAATGACAGGTCCTACTGGACTTATCTTCGCAATGCGTTCAACCTACGGTACTACCCGTACTTCTAACGCTGGCGATTGGAGCGGTCGTGAGGCATTCTTCAACGAAGCAAACTCGGAGCATTCATCCGAGAACAGACAAAACAACCTCGCATCTAACACCCAGACTGGTTCTAACCCTGGTGTTCTAAACGATAGCGGCACCTACACCATTGGTGGTCAAGGTATGACCACGGTTCAGTCAGAAGAACTTGGTGATGACAACACTGATAACGCTTTTGCTGAAATGGGTTTCTCGATCGAGAAAGTCACCGTTACTGCAAAGTCACGCGCACTCAAGGCTGAGTATTCACTAGAACTCGCTCAAGACCTCAAGGCTATTCATGGTCTTGATGCTGAGACCGAGTTGGCAAACATCCTCTCAACAGAGGTTCTTGCTGAAATCAACCGTGAAGTTGTTCGTACCGTTTACAAGATTGCTAAGCCTGGTGCTCAGAACAACACCGCTACTTCTGGTATCTTCGACCTAGACGTTGACTCCAACGGTCGTTGGTCAGTTGAGAAGTTCAAGGGTCTACTCTTCCAGATCGAAAGAGAAGCAAATGCGATTGGTCAACAGACTCGTCGTGGCAAGGGTAACTTCATCATCTGTTCTGCGGATGTTGCAAGTGCTCTCGGCATGGCTGGTGTTCTTGACTACACCCCTGCTATTGCTGGTAACAACGGTCTTGCTGGTGTTGATGATACTTCCTCAACCCTAGTTGGAACCCTCAACGGTCGTATTAAGGTCTATGTTGATCCTTATTCAGCGAACGTTGCAAACCAACACTTCTTCGTCATGGGTTATAAGGGTACTTCCCCTTATGATGCTGGTCTCTTCTACTGCCCATACGTTCCTCTCCAGATGGTTCGTGCAGTTGGACAAGATACCTTCCAACCCAAGATTGGATTCAAGACCCGTTACGGAATGGTTGCTAACCCATTCGCAGAGGGTCAAACCTTCGGTCAAGGTCTCCTTACCGCTAACGCTAACGTCTACTACAGACGTGTAACCGTTAACAACCTCATGTGAGTCTTTCTCACATTCTCAAGGACCCTTCGGGGTCCTTTTTTTATGCAAATAAATAGTTAGTAGCTTGGGAAGTTGACATGACTGCCAATTGGTATAAACAACAAGTAAATAACAACAATTACCTATCGCCAATTGGGTTTAAATTTATATTGGAAAAGGCACCTAAAGTTGCCTATTTGTGCCAGACCGCATCGATACCAGAAACTTCATTGGGGGAGATTGACATACCAACGTATTTGGTTCCAATTCCAATTGAAGGAAATTTTAGATATTCTTCATTAAATATTTCATTTTTGGTAGATGAAGATTTGGAAAATTATTTACAATTACATAACTGGATGAGAGCACTTGGAGTTCCAACAGATTTTCAAGAAAGAAGGGATTTTGAAAACAAAGTAAAATATCCAGGAACTACAGATAAGGATAGAAATATTTTTAGTGATGGAACCCTACAAGTTTTAACAAACAATTTAAATAACAATTTTGATATTCAATTTATTGATTTGATACCAACATCATTATCGACATTGGATTTTGATGTTACAACATCGGAAACTAATTTTCTAACAGCATCAGTAACATTTACGTATACCTATTACGAAATTCGAAAACCTAATATGGGACGCATTGTAGATAGTGCGTGGTATACTGAGTAAATACATTTTATTATTTGAGGTACATTATGAATCTTGATCAAATTCAAGAGATGTGGAAGAAGGATTCTGAAATGGATCAAGACCTTCTTTGTGAAGAGTCTCTCCGTATTCCAAATCTCCATATGAAATATTTTGAACTTTTCAATACATTTGCATTAATGAAAAAGGAAAGTGAATATAAACTCAAAACATTAATTAGAGATAAGTGGAAATATTATAAGGGAAAAGCACCCAAAGAACTCTATAAAGAAATTCCATTTGACTTGAAACTTACAACCAAGGATGAGGTTGAAATGTTTCTAGATGCAGATGACGACATACAAAAGGCACAGTATAAATTGGACTACATAGAACAGATACTCAACTATCTTGATAGTATTTTAAAGATGGTAAGTAATCGATCCTACCAAATCAAGAATGCAATCGAGTGGGAGAGATTTAAATCGGGAGTATAGAATGGATTTAAAGATTCGTAAAAAGAATGAAGTTTATTTGAAGATCGAAGCCGAACCACATATCAATGTTGAATTAGCAGAATATTTTACCTTTGAAATACCAAACGCCAAATTTATGCCACAGTTTCGCAATCGCGTGTGGGATGGCAAGATTCGTTTATACTCTCCAGGAACAGGAGAGTTATATTGTGGTCTAGTAGATTATTTGGAAGAATGGTGTAATGAAAGAGGATATAGTTACGAACATTCAGAATGTAAATTTTATGGACACCCACATGAAATTAACGAATTGATATCTCCCGAAGGAATAGTTGGATTTGTAAAGTCTCTTGGAATGCCACACAAGGCAAGAGATTATCAATATAGAGCAATTTACGAAGCACTGCGATACAACCGCAGATTGCTATTGTCACCTACAGCATCAGGTAAATCAATGATGATTTATTCCATCATCAGATACCATGTAAATGCTGGTAGAAGAATTCTTCTTGTTGTCCCAACTACATCACTAGTAGAACAGATGTATAAGGACTTTGAGGATTATGGTTGGAATGCTTCTGCACATTGCCACAAAATTTATGCAGGTAGAGATAAGTATGGAATTGATTCGGAGGTTGTAATTACAACTTGGCAGTCAATCTACAAAGAAGATAAAAAATGGTTTAATAACTTTGATACTGTGATTGTGGATGAGGCACACCTAGCAAAAGCAAAATCTCTTACTGGCATCATGACTAAGTTACATGATTGTAAATATCGTATCGGATTTACAGGAACTCTTGATGGAAGTTACACAAACAAGTTAGTTCTGGAAGGTATTTTTGGTAAGTGTAATCAGGTGACTAAAACCGATGATTTGATGAAGCAAGGACACCTGAGTAGATTAAAGATTAAAGTTTTGTTACTCAAACACAAATACACTAAATTTAATTCATACCAGGAAGAGATGGATTACATTATTTCACATCCAGGAAGAAATAAATTAATTCGTAACTTATGTCGAGATCTTACGGGAAATACCTTAGTACTCTTCTCTTATGTCGAGAAACACGGAGACGTTCTTTATGACCTCATAAATAGTAAGGTAGCAGAGAACCGAAAGGTATTTTATATCCATGGTTCTGTAGATACTGAAGAACGCGAGTCTGCTAGGCAAATATGCGAGACCGAATCGGATGCTATTATCGTAGCTTCTTATGGCACTTTCAGTACAGGCATTAACATTCGAAATCTACATAATGTTATTTTTGCATCACCATCTAAATCAAGAGTTAGAAATCTTCAATCAATAGGTCGTGTTCTCCGTAAAGGTGAGAACAAAAATCAAGCAACTCTTTATGATATTGCTGACGATATATCGAGTAACAATCTGAAAAATTTCACATTAAATCATTTAGTTGAAAGAGTTAAGATATACAATGAAGAAAAATTTGATTATGAAATTATAGAAGTTCGATTAAAAGATACCTATGATTAATTACATCCGTCACGATGAAGAATTTCATTTTATAGCAAAACTTGTTTCTGGCGAAGAAATCGTAGGAAAAGGTTTTGCTGTGGAAGAGGAAGGACTAACCCAACTTTTTATTACTGATCCCGTTGAAATTCAAATAGTCACTAGAAATTCTAAAGGTTCTAGTGTAAAAGGAGTTTCAATGGACAAGTGGATGCAATTCTCAGATGAGGATTTTTTTATTATCAGTGAAAAAGATATTATTAGTATTGGTGGACTCAGCGAAGAAATGACTTACATGTATGAGTTGTTCATTAAAAAAACATCCTCCGATCAAACGATAGAGGATGCTATAAAAGAAAAAGAAGTTGACCTTGATAAACAAATGGGTTATGTCTCTTCAGTAGAAGAAGCAAGAAAGAAATTAGAAAAGATATTTAAAATAAGCTAATAGTAACCTTTGAACCCTGACAGAGTTATTGTACAGGTATTTTTGAATCTTGTCAAGCCCTTTACAAAAAGTAATAACTTGACAAGATCGGCATTTCGGGATATACTAAGAAAAATAAAATAAACCAATGACCGAAAAGAAAAAACAACACTATCTAGACAATAAGGAGTTCTTACGTGCTCTTATTAATTACAAACAAAGTGTTGCAAAAGCTAAGGAAAAGGGTCTTGATAAACCAAGGGTCAATAATTTTATTGGCGAATGTTTTCTGAAGATTGCTACACACCTATCATATAGACCAAATTTCATCAACTATATGTATAGGGATGATATGATATGCGATGGTATAGAAAATTGTATTCAGTATGTAGATAATTTTGATCCAGAAAAATCAAACAACCCATTTGCATATTTTACTCAAATTGTATATTTTGCATTCCTAAGACGTATTGCTAAAGAGAAACGTCAGATGGATATCAAAGATAAATTGATTGAGAAATCTGGATTCGAGGAAGTGTTTACTTCAGACGGAGATGATTTAAATAATTCA